CAATACTAGCATAATGTGTGGATAACTACAACATTTCAGCAATACAACACAACTCATGAGAAGTGTCAAGGTTCGAGTGTCAAGTTATATTATATAAATATGTTTATAACTATGTGGATAATGTGGATAAGTCCTTGTATTTGTAAGCAATAGGATAGCACTTGCAAGGCATTTGGATACAATAAGCCCCCCTCACTGCCTACATTCCCCCAGAAAGCAAGCAAGACTATGGCACACTTGACAACTATACTGATGTGTGTTGTAATCTCGCCCACATACTACAACATACATTTGACAAGCTGTCAACTATGTATTGCTGACGGGGGGAGTATAGGCAAGGGGTATGGGTAGGTGTAATAAGTAAATACCTTCAAGAAACTAACAAGGTAAACTTGATAATATATGTATCACATTTGCTATTAAAAAGAAAATGGTTTTTAAACCATCTGTGTACTATATCTCTTTTAAAACCATTGTTTAACCACCCTCTTTTGCTTTCTCTTAACGTTAGTGGTTATCTGAAAGAAACCAGAAAAGAAAAAAGGGAAAAAGAAAAGAGAAAGAAAGAACCCCTGTAAGAAAGTAAGACTTCACCTGTAATATTGCAACAGATACAGATTACTCAAGTTAGAGCCATCCATTTTTAAGAAAACCAGTATTCTGTTTTAACTAAAAACCCTTATGCGAGACCCCCGAATTTCTCCGAGAGTATCACATAAAGGTTGATACTAACGGTTATCGCAGTACCTTATTCAGGCACACCTCCATTATATCACAAATCAAATCAAATGTCAAGCCCCCACCTATTGACAAGTAATCTAATATATGTTATAATATACCTTATGAATAAATTAAAGAAATTATACGACTATGTATCAAATCTGCATTATACTTATATAAACAAAAAAGAATATTACATGGGATTGAAGCACAAGTCAAATTGTTCTTTTTTAGCAAAAGTTAAACAAAGCGACCATGTGGCAGTAAAACAACATATCATTGATTTACAAAAGAGTATTACTAAAGAGTGTTTAAGGTGTATTAAATAATATGGAAAATAAATGTTGTGTTTGTGGGGTGGAATCTACAGTTGTGTGGTTGGGGAGTCCTGTATGTGAAGAGCATAATTATTACCCAGCTTATAAGTTAGTTGAATTAAATACATGGAAGAAGAAATAATACCTGAGGTAGTGGAAGTGGAGGTGGTAACAGCTGAAATAATTGAAGAAGAAAACCTAGAAGAAGAACTCTCAGCTAATGATGAGGGCACATTAGAGGAAGTCTACAGAGATAAGAGAACGGGGAACATTGTAATGAACCCAAAGATACGGTCTCTGAATAAAGACAACAATAGGCGGGAGCTTTGTTGGAACCTGTATTTGAAGTCAGTAAGGGAAGGAAACCCAAGTGCTATGGCAGCGGCTAAGGCAGCAGGTTTCTCCCCCAACACAGCCATTAACATTAGTGGTATGAAGTGGTTCAAAGATAAGAAGGACAAGCTCAGACGCAGTAAGATGATGAATAATGCTGAGAAGAACATTGCTCGTATTCTTAATATGGGCTACACCGAGATAATGAAACTTGAAGACGGCACCCTGAAGGAGGTTGTAGACAAAGATGTTCTTCGTATTGTGGCAGATATGTCTAAGACTATTGTTACTACTCTTGGCAAAGAACTCTATAGCAATAAGACAGAGGTTAAGGTTACAGCCGTACCACTACCTATCTTAAATGTTTTAGAATTAGAAAACGTAAGTTCGGAACTATTAACAGGAACTAATGAATCGGTGGATGAACCAACAAGCTAAATATCTTAATAATACTGTGTGGTGCAGAATAGGGGTCTCGCCTATTCACGGTGTAGGAATATTTGCCATTAGGGATATTCCCAAGGGAACCCTTTTTACAGAATACAAGATGTTTAACAAAAGAGCTTTTAACTTAAAAGAAGAAGATTTCAAAGAAATCATTAAAGAGATAAGGGATTTAATATTTGACCAAATGTTGTGGGTGAAAGGCACAAAGTTGTACGAGTTTCACTCGCCAAATCTCTCAGTTAATATTCAGAGTTTCTTAAATCACTCTAACACCCCCAACACAGATGGAAACAACACCCTAGTAGATATAAAGAAAGGGGAAGAATTAACAGAAGATTACTTTAGTTTACACCCAGAAGGTTTGTGTAATATTAGTATTAAGCACTACGAAAGAATTAAATAAATGTATCGACAAACCACAGCAACAAAAAAGATTATGGCTCTAACTAAGCGTCTAAGAATTGTCCAAGGGGGGTCTAGTGCCTCTAAGACAATCAGTATTCTCCTTTACTTAATAGCCCTTGCACAGTCAGATAAAAAGAGAACACTAACTTCTGTTGTAGGAGAGTCAATCCCATTCCTCAAACGAGGTCCTATTCGAGATTTCAAGAATATAATGCAGGAACATAACTACTGGGTAGACAAGAACTGGAACTCCACAGACAGTACTTACACCTTTGAAACAGGTTCACAGATAGAGTTTTTCTCAACAGATAACGGGGAAAAACTCCGTGGGGCTAGACGTGATAGATGCTTTATGAATGAAGCGAATAATAATTCTTTCGAAGCCTTTGAACAATTAGAAATAAGAACAAATGAATTTTTCATTTTGGACTACAACCCAACAAATGAGTTCTGGGTGCAAACAGATATTAAGGGAGTTAGAACCGACTATGACTTTATAATACTCACGTATAAAGACAATGAAGCTCTTTCTCCTGCCATTATAACCTCCCTAGAACAAAGAAAGAATAGAGTGGGGTGGTGGCAAGTTTATGGTATGGGAATAATGGGAGAAATTGAGGGCAAGATTTATAAGGACTGGGCTATTATTGACAAAGTACCCCACGAAGCCCTCCTAGAACGATATGGCGTAGACTTTGGCTACACCAATGACCCCACAGCCATCGTAGCAGTATACAAATACAATGGTGGCTACATTTTAGACGAGATTTCCTTCCAAAAAGGACTTTCAACAAGCAAATAGCCGACATCATCACCAACCAAGAGACACAAGCCCTTGTTATAGCAGATAGTGCAGAACCCAAGTCTATTGACGAGCTCACTTCCTATGGTATTTCTACCTTCGGGGCGGAAAAGGGCAGGGACAGCATTTATAATGGTATACAGGTTGTCCAAGCACAGCGTATTTCTATGACCAAGCGTAGTATTAACATTATTAAAGAGTATAGAAACTACCTCTTTATGGTAGATAAGAATGGTAAAGTATTAAACACACCCGAAGCTGGTTATGAGCACAGTCTTGACGCAATACGTTACGCCATAACGTCCATAGCGAAATTGTCAGGTATGAGTGAGGTCTTTACAGCACAAAAGAATAGGTTTAGTCGTAATAGGGGAAATTATCTTTATGAGAGTAATAAATAAACACTTGACAAATAATTCGTTTCGTGCTATAATTAGAAACATTAATAGTGTCTAAAAATATAATAAAAAAATTATGTCAGAATTAGGGTCTTTAAGTAAAATAGTAACGGAGTCAAGTTTAGTAAAAAGCGGACAAGGTAAGGTTCGTGGTTTAGTAGTTGCTTCACACACAAGTGGAACAATAGTATTAAAAGATGGTTTATCAAACCTGGGGTCTGTAAGGGCTTCTAGCACTTTGACATTATCAGGTGGAGGTTTAGTACCAGCAAAGTATGCGGCTAACACCCTCACAAGTAACGCAACAAACGTCACTGAAGACGACACACTAACTCTTGGAGATAGGGTTTATCGTTTCAAAGCAACACCAGTCGCATTAAATGATATTGATATTGGCGGAACGGCAGCTGCGACACTGGACAACATTAAAGCAGTAGTCAATGGGACTTACTCAGTCGGTATTGCATTTGCGGGAACACTCGTTCACCCAGATATTATTGCTACAACCAATACAGACACAACTCAATTATTTGTATCAAGGGTAATAGGAACAGCCAATAACACATTAGCAACTACGGAAGCAGCCGCAACCCTTTCTTTCCCAGAAGTAACTCTCGGTGGTGCAAGTGCAACAGTAATCGGTGTGGCAACAGCAGGTGCAACATTTACAATAGGTGGTAGGGCTTATT